TGGTCATCGTTAATCGCTAAACTATTTCTGGTACTGCTCTGGGCGTTGTCGGGATGAGCAGGGCAGTACCACACACACCCGGCAGAAAGTGGCATACTACCGCTATGGGTATTTTCAATAAGCCAGTTACTAAGGCCGCTATTTCCACGCCATCAGTGCAGGCCGCTGTGGGGTACGCGCCAGCAGGCATTAGCAAAAACCCGATAGACAACTTCTATAACTACCAAGAAGGCGCAGCTCGTCAGCGTGCCATGACCATCGCAACGGTGTCTCGATCACGTGACTTGTTGGCTTCTGTTATTGGTTGTATGCCACTAAAAATGTACGGCGAAATCTTTGATGACGCCACTGGCGAAATGGAAGAGGTGCCGTTAGCGCCTAGGTCTTGGCTACGCCAGCCCGACCCAGCCGTCACCTACAACTTCCTTATGGCGTGGACTCTTGACGATCTGCTGTTTTACGGGCGTGCCTTTTGGTACATCACAGAGCGCACAGTTGATGGTTACCCAACCAAGTTCCAGCGTTTGCCTGCAGGCTCTATCACAACTTTGGATGAGCAAGGCCCGGTCTTTTTCCACCCGTCTAAATCCATAAGTTTTGCTGGCAACGAACTTGACTACCGCAACATTGTCCAGTTCCTTAGCCCTATTCAAGGCATTGTTTACAGTTCAGAGCAGACCATTACGACAGCGTTAAAGATTGAGCAAAGCCGTTACAAGAACGCCCAGTCGTCTTTGCCTAGTGGCGTATTGAAACAAACTGGCGGCGAACCGCTTAGTGCTCAGGAACTTTCAGAGATTGGCGCAGCGTTTCAAGAGGCACGACTAACCAGCCAGACCGCTGTACTAAACGAGTTCCTAAGCTACGAAGCCAGCACTGCAACCCCAGACAAGATGCTGATGATTGAGTCAGCACAGTACAGCGCCCTAGATTTGGCACGCCTATGTGGTGTTCCCCCCTACCTAGTAGGCGTGTCCACTGGCGCTTATGCCTACACCAGCAGTGAGCAATCACGCGCTGATCTCTACATCTTTGGTGTTAAGCCATACGCCGATTGCATAGCCTCAACGCTGTCAATGAATAACGTGCTACCGCGTGGCACCTATGTAAAGTTTGATACAGACAGTTACCTAGAGGAAAACTATGTAGCAGACAAAATGGATAGCCCAGACCGACCAAAAGAAAACACACAGGAGTCCCTAGCATGATGCGCTTTACCAGCTCAACATTTTCAATAGATGCAGCCCAAGATGGCAGCCCTAAGCGCACCATCACAGGCATTGCTTTGCCATACAACGTAGAAGCCACAGTCTCTGGTGGTCAGACAGTTTCTTTTTTGCCGGGCAGTTTGCCCACAGAAGGCAAAGCGCCAAAGCTCTATATGAGCCACGACTCTACTCAGGCCATCGGCCTTGTGACTGAGCGCAGCGATGACGAAGAAGCCATGTATTTCACAGCCAAAGTCTCAACCACAGCGCTTGGCGATGAGGCACTGGTGCTTGCAGCTGACGGAGTTTTGGACTCTGTAAGCGTTGGCGTGAACCCGACCAAGTTCTCGTACAACGAAGATGGTGTCATGATCGTAGAAGCAGCCGACTGGATGGAGTTGTCACTTGTACCACAGCCAGCCTTTAGCGGTGCTACCATCACAGATGTTGCAGCGAGTATCCCCACATCAGAGGATGAAATCAGCAATAATACAGAAACGGCACCCGATGAGCCTGAACCCACAGAGTCAGAGGAGACCGAAGTGTCAGAAACCCCAGCCCCAGAAGTAATCCAAGCATCAGCTCTTTTCGCACAGCCAAAACGGAAGTTTGCTATGCCATCAGCAGGCGAGTACTTGGCAGCAATGCACGCAGGTGGCGACACTTTCGCCAATGTAAACGCTGCATACAAAGAAGCAGTACGCGATCAGCAGACAGCACTTCAAGCAGCTGCTGGTGACGTTCTTACAACCGATACACCCGGACTCTTGCCAGTGCCAGTTCTTGGGCCATTGTTCCAAGACCTCAACTTCGTGCGTCCAGTTGTCTCAGCCTTTGGTGCTCGCTCAATGCCGAACACCCCAAGCAAGACTTTTGTACGCCCAACCATCACGACTCACACCAGTGCAGCAACACAAACCGAAGGCTCAGCAGTATCTGCTACAACCATGGTCATTGCTTCTAACACAGTTACTAAAGCAACTGTCGCTGGCCAAGTCACCCTCACAATGCAGGACATGGACTTCACAGACCCTGCAGCAATGAACCTCATCCTCAATGACCTTGCTGGTGAATACCTCATCGCTACGGACAACATTGCAGCAGATGCACTTGTTGCTGGCAAAACAGCATCAGGTTCTACTTGGACTGTTACCGCTGGTGACCCAACATCACTGATTAACTCTTTGTATGACGCAGCACGCGAAATTGCAGAGGACAGCAACTACTTCCCAACTCACTTGTGCGTGTCACCAGATGTATGGGAAAAATTGGGCGCACAGCTCGATGCAAACAAGCGCCCTGTACTTGGCTACACCACAAATGGTGTTCTTGGTCAGAACTCGCTTGGACGCGTTGGCGGTCTTGGTTACAACTCAATGGATGTAATGGGGTTGACTTTAGTGGTTGACAACAATTTTGCGGCCTCGACCATGTTGGTAACTTATGCACCTGGATTTGAAATATATGAAGCTCAGCAAGGCGTTCTCAGCATTGCTAACCCAAGCACGTTGAGCCGCACCTTCTCGTACTACGGCTACTTCTCAACTTTCGTTGCTAAGTCAAGTTTCATTCAGTCAATCGCAATCGCGTAAAGCAAAAGGCGGTATGCCGCCATGGCTACATACACAGTCACTTTCAAGCAACTGCTAGACAACTATGCAGTGCTACAAACACTGACCGACACTCAAATAGAGGTGGGGCAATCCATCACTGTCGCCAGTGTTGCTGCACCTTTCAACGGCACCTTCGTTGTCTATGCCATGCCCAAGTATGAGTACATCGGCATAGACACTGAGGGCGACCTGCTCTTTAACAGCAATGTCAGCATCCCTAATCAGGTGCTGTTTGCTTGTACCGGCACAGACGTTGAACGCACAGCAAGCGCTACTGGCACGATTACTTACACGCAGAACTGCACGTGGCTTACCACGGCCCAGTTGATCACATACCTTGGCGTAGATATCACTAACCCCAGCGATGACTACACCTTGGCTACACAGGCCGCTAATGCAGCTAGTGATTTCTGTTACAGGCGTAGGCAAGAGTCTGGCTACTTTGACAGCTTGACAACTTCGCCGGGCCACGATGCCACCCTTGGCACGCTCATGTATGCAGCTGCACTTTGGCGTGCTCGTGGCTCAGTTCAGGACACCTTTGCCACATTTGATGGCATGGGTAGCGCACCTGTCAGCGCCATGACACCGATGATTAAACAGCTCTTGGGCATAGACCGCCCACAGGTTGCCTAATGCCTGCCACAGGGCTTCTCAACGAGGCTATGGCCGACCTTAAAGCCACACTGGTAGCAGTATCAGGCTTACGGGTAGTTAGCGACCCCACAAAGATTGTGCCTAACTGTGTCTTTCTGGATGCCCCAAGTTTTGAGACTGTCGCTGGTGGTGGCAACATCATCCGCGTAACTATCCCAATTAAAATCATTGGCAGTGGCACAGCAGCACAAGGAGTGCTCGAGAACATCCTCAACATCGTGGCCACAGTCCTAGGCTCGTCAGTTGTGATCATGGCTGGCCAGCCGTCATCACTAGAAATTGGTGGCGCTACCTACCCTGCCTACGATCTGCAGATGGCTATGCAGGCACAAAAGCAATGAGATACCCCACTGCAGTAGTATTATCTGCTAGAACTAACAACAGATACGGCACCCGGCACCGTTTGACACAGGAGAACCAACGTGGCCACAAGCACTTACCTCACTAACCCAACCGTAAACCTTGCGCCCACCACTGGTGGTGCTTTGGTTGATTTGACCGACCAGTGCCGTAGTGCAACTATCACACTTGGTGTGGACTCATTAGAAAGCACGGCTTTTGGTGATACTGGCCATCGTTTTGTGCCGGGCTTGCAAACTGTGTCTGTAGAACTTGAGATGTATCTCAGCTATGGCGCTGGTGAAGTTGAGGCCACATTGTTTGCCAACTTGGGCACAGGCACTACGTCGCTTGTCATTTCCCCATCAGGCCTTGTTGAGTCAGCATCTAACCCTGAGTACACAATCATTAATATGCAGCTTGTGGACTACACCCCAATTACAGGCGCTGTAGGCGAACTGTCAATGATCACCGCGTCATTCATTGGCGGCACATACGCTCGAGACATCACATCGCCATAAACAAAGGAACCCGACATGAAATTGACACTTAACGTGGATACAGGCGAAGGCCCGTACCTAGTCACCACCAGTTTGTACGTTGTTGTGCAATGGGAACGCAAATACAAACGCAAGTCAAGCACCATCAGTGAGCAAGGCATCAGCATTGAGGACTTAGCCTTTATGGCTTACGAGTCAAGCAAACAGGCAGGCATCACAGTGCCAGCAGTGCTCGATGATTTCATCCGCCGATTAGTGACTTTGGAAGTGGTGGACAATGATCCTGCAAACCCTACCCAAGCGGAACCTACCGCCATTCCCTAGCCAGTCTCCTAGTAGCCACAG